TCAGATGTATGTGTGCCACATTCCGTGTCAATCGTACATTCCCCACAGACGGCTGTTGCTATCTCATTGTCTATAAACGAGACCTCAACTGGTCGGATATTTGTAGCGTACGAATCGCCCATAACATTAACGTCTTTTGAAAACCAATCAACACTAACATTAGTAATATCCCCGTCTTCCACTTTCTGTATCACTTCTTTCATTCTCGCTGTAGGCTCAAAAATTTGGGCCAACATAGAGATTGCAATCTTTCCATCTTCCATCTCTTCAATCTTAGGATTGATAGCTTTCCCGAGTAAATCCTCGGGAGTCCTTTGATGAGTGTAATATATCGGTAATTCGTTAAATAGCTCTAAACTCTGTTTTAGTATATTAGGTTCTATAAAGACAGTCTCGTCATCGCCTTCAACTTCGTAATCGTGACGACCTGAAGTTAAGGCACGGATTGGAAACTCCCACATATCCTCTTTCTCCTTTTTGGATACGGTTAAAGCTTCTTTATTGAACTCGAAATTCATAGCAAATGTTTTTTGGGTTTCTTCCGCAACGGAATTACCGAATTCTTTTTCCTGACCATTCTCTGATGCCCACATTGAGCACATATTCTGAGCCATAGACTCAGCATCTCCTACCCCTTTTTTCTTAAGTCGGGGACCTAACTCTAATATACATTTTTCTAAAGCACTCACGATTTTACCTCCACAGTCTTTTCAGTGCGTTTACCTTTCTGGTTACCGGATAGTCTTTGTTCTGTTCTACTAGACTCTTCCATTTTGTCTTGGTCTTTTCCACCAGATATGTTTACTTCACCTTCTGTAGACTGTAATTCTACTATTCCATCAGCGTCTAAACCTCTTTCAGCTCTTACTTCACCGGGTGCCAAGACACCCTCAGACATATAAATCATATCTGTTTTCGCCTTTGTGAATGCATCGTTAACATTCATATGACGGAAAGCAAATTTGACATCATCGCCAAACTGAGGCATTAACTGTGAATTAATAGCAGATTCAACTGCTCTTTGTAAATATTTAACATAAGGTTCAAAAATTGGGCGGGCTTGCTCTGGAGCAGTCCACATTGTTCTTGGTACCTTTAAAGCTATATGTATCTTATCAAGTATATCATCAGTATACTTACCATATTCAAATGCTCTATCTGCACCTTCTATTTCTTTTATTTCTATATCATTACCGTGAATTATATCTTCACCGGGTTCTAAGGCATTAAAAGCATCAACAATTTCGTTAATCTTATCAGGGCCATAGGGCATATCAGGGAGCCCACAGGAAATGTCGAAACGAGAGACCGCATATTTATTTAGAGCGGCACCAATGTCACGCTCTGCATAATCCTTTAGGTCTACTAAGTATAAAATAGTATGTATATCTGAAAGTCCATACGCATAATCATCAAATGGATTGTTTTGTAATTCTATAATTTCTTCAGGGTCAAAACGAATATCTTCTTTATCATCACCAACACTCTGGTAATAATACATTAATTGTCCGTGTTCGTTTCTTTTAACGAACATATTTTGAGAAGAACGAAGTACTAGGTTGTCTCCAGTCCATTCTAAATAACCTGAACCGAAGATTCGAGCATTACGTAGCCAACCATAGATAGTAGTATCAATATTAATATCAATAAACATCTTAGATATTTCTTCTCTCAAATCTGTGTCATCTGTAACAATGTCAAAACCATCCTTGACTGCATATAAACAAGGAAGGTCAATTAAAGAACGTACAATAGGGTCCGAAAGATACACATTCATATAAGTTCTGTTATCACCTATATGTTGTTCATAGTTTCTACTACCATAATTATTGGTAAGTTTTAATCTTCTAATTACACCAGCGCCGTAACTACGCGGTTCATCCACAGGAGTATTAGGATTCGAACCAGTCGTAGCAAAAACGCGACGTATTCTGTCGGCTAAACCCATTGCTATCACTTTATATATCTATTTGGCTGATATAAATAGTTTTGCTTATAAATTGCGTATAAACCGTTTATTTACACCCATTCTACGCCTTCCGGTGGTTGTTAAACTACTCTGTCCGTATCTTGATGCACTGTTTCTATTCCCTCGTTTTTTAACAGATACAGTTGATAATGCTGAACTAGCTGGAAGCATAGAAAGTGATGCGTGAATGCCCAAAACACTACTATCACAATAATCATCGTGTTTGTTAGATGGGGCGGATATCTTTTCAGTTTTTTGTGATATATCCATTACGTATTCTAAGTCAATATGTTCTCTATACCATTTCCACATTAGCTTTTTAGCTATTCCTTCTTGTCTTTCCACATCCGGTACTTTGACAAAGCCTTGCTGCATAAACGATACAAAATCACGATAAGCATAAGTTTTACTTCCTTTACTGCCTCCAGTAAATATGAAAGGAATGAAGTGCATACTTAATGGAATACACGCCATTCTTATTTCTTGTTCGAAAGCACCCCCAATACCTGTAGCGTCGATAATAACGCGAGCCGCATTAAAAGTATTAGCGACAGCCATAATACGCTCTCGCTGATAAGGGATATCGTGTCCGCCTGACTTAGGGCCGATTTCTTCCAAATATAATAATCGTGAAATATTGTTATCAGGTCCTTTTTCAGTCCGCCATACACTAATAACAGTAGAATTAACAGATTTCCCAATGTCAACAGCCACAGTATTGTTATTACCTGTTTCTCCACCTTCGTCAATTCTTTCGGGGGTAAGTAGTTCGTAGTCATCAAAGCACGCTCGTATAGTTTTAGGTATAAATACATTTGATATACTTTCCACAAATTCGCACTCGTATTCTGTTTTCCAATGTAGGGAGTCTTCTCCCCATTCTAACATTTTATTCAACATCTCTTGTTCGTCATAGGGAGGGCTATACGCTTCTCCTTTGACTATCGCGTCTTTCCAAGTGAAATGCAAACGTGTAAATGTATCTTCGTAACTTTCATCATATAGATATCTATGCATATGGTTCTCCTTACTTTTAGGAGTCCCAAGATTGACAAAAGGTGCTTTGTTTGCGACTATCGCTGGCTCTACATTGTCGATGAACAACTCATCTGATATTAAAGGTGACTCGTCAACTATTAAAAATGTTGGGTGCTGTCCGCGAATAGATTGACCCTGATTGGAGGGCGCTACCGGCGCCCGACGCAAAATCGTACCGCCCTTCATTTTGATATGAGGTTTATTGTGTAATTTATAATTCTCTACTAATGAATCTAAAAATGTATTATCTTTAAAATGGCGATATACGTAATTGAAAATCAAGGCAGCTTGGTCTTCTGTAGGTGCTAAAACAAACACAAGGTCTCTAAATCTCTTAAAGAACATATAAATTATTACAGATACAGACAAAGCCCAAGATTTACCACTACCTCTAGGTGCAAGAATAGCGAGTTTTCGTTGATTCTTATCGTCACCCTTAGGATAAGTTAAAGAAGTAACAATGATTTTCATTTGTAGAGGTCTAACTCGTAAAGGCCTCTGTTTACCATCTAAAAGGTAAGTTTCACAGAAAGCACGAACAAGTTTCTCCATTTTCTTTTCATCTTTACGCATTTCCTCGAAAAAACGTTCTAGATTTAAAGAGTCAAACTTATTCTGACCCATCAGGGCTGCTTTCATTTCCTTCTGGTTTTTCACTTGTGTCATCTTTTAAATCTCCTAAAAAGTTCATAAAGTTTTCAGTCTTTTGTTCTACCAGAGTAGGTATTTCAATATTAAGAGCACGGAACTCAGTGTGAATATCCCTAATAATAGAGTTCCTTTGTCGCAATAACTCTGTTCTAATGTTAATATCCCGAATAGATACAAGAATTTCTTCCCAAAGCACGTCTTCAATAGCAAGATTTCGTGCCAAAAGCCTAACAAGTTCTTTATGACGTTCATATTCTCCTTCGCCTACTCGTTCTCTTAAACGAGTCTCGTATTCTTCGACCTTATCTTCCATTTAACACTTCACTGAATAATTGTCTTATTCTTTTTTACAACATTCTTTAGTAAGTAACGCTTCTAATACTTCGTGTAATCCTGCTACTTGTTCTTTTAATTCTAATAATTCGTTATCGTTCATTTTTTATCCTTCTTTTTTGATGCAGCTTTCTTTTTAGCTGGTGCTTTTTCTTTAGGTTTTTCTTCAACCTTCTTCTCTGCTACTGGAACAGGTTTCTCTACTACCACAGGTTTGTACGAAACGAGTTCTTTACCACAACAAGGCCAGTGCCTTCCTCTAGTAAAACTATCTTCAGGGACTTCTGCCCCACAACTTGAATATTCACATTTGACCATTTTATTCACCTACTTTAAACACTACATCATAACATATAAATGTTTCGGTCACTTTTTACTTTCCATCTTATGTTCTTGGTCTTGTGCTTTAGATTCTATTTCTTGAGCTTGTTTCAATACAGTATTGTTATAATCGATAACCGATTGAGCTTTAATTTTATAGAATGATGTTTTCTCTGCTTGTTCTTGTTTCCAAACATCAAGCGCATCTTTGATAATTAAAAGGGCTGGCCCTCCTAGGATTGCTATCAAAGTTGTGTATGCCTCGATGTTCTCAAGAACGGCTGCGTTACCAAGTCCGCTATGTATAACGAACCCTGCAAACCCAACCCAAAGTAAA